AAGAAGGGGGAGAAAGAGAGGGGAGGAAGAGAAGGAAGAAAAGGAAGGAGGGATTGGTCTTTCTCCCGTTAGTTATTGTCATATGTCGGTTACTTTTCCGACAATAATAACTATTGTATATATTTTATAAACAATTTTAGTATATATTTATATATAAGTATTTTTTACCAATCCGATATTTATTAATGTAATAATATAGGTAATAAAATGGCAATCGATTTTGAAGTATTCGAGGGCAAAACCCTCTCAGATGTATTCAAAGACATTTACGATAATTCCAAACGAAACAAAGAACAATTAGAAGTACTGATGAAAGAAGTAGTTGGTTTCATCAAAGATGGTGACACCGCTGTGCAAATCATTCCAATGTTGAAAGAGTATTTGGAAATCAATGTAAAGAATGATGAACAACTTGTTAAGTTGGCAACTGTTGTACAACGAATTGCAACAGCACATAGGGGTGATTCTACGGAAGAGTTTGGTTTGAGTGATGTAGAAAAAGAACAGTTATTAAAAGATATAGAAGATGTTGCAAAAGGAACACAGGGAATTACGGATAATATTACACAATCGAAAGAAAATTAAATGGCATATATAGAGCGAATTGATGCAGGAATACAGCCAAAACAGAAGATAATTTTTACTGCAGCACAACTCAATGATTATTTAAAACAAATACAAACAGAATTTAGATTTTATGAATTAGAAATGGCGGAAGTTGTAGAGGTTCATTTAGATGAAACTAAATCTTCATTTCCCAAAAAGGCTAATGGGAAACCAAATTATGCATATTACGGTGGAATTCTTGCTAGATATATGACAAGTGAGAAAGGAAAAGAAGTAGATTTTTTAAAAGATTGTAAACCAATGAATCCTAATCTTATGACTTATCCTATAGTTGGAGAAATTGTGTATGTTTCACAATTATCAAAATTGGAAAGTGGGAATAGATTTTATTTTAGTCCTTTTAATTTTACTGGTAGTCCTTCTCAAAATTTAAAACCAGATATTAGTATATTGGGACACGATAAAGAAAGTATGTTTAAGAGATATACTTCATATGAAAAAGATCATAAGGTAGTTGTAAATACTGACGAGGATGAACATAAAACTGGATATTATCACGAACCAAAATCCTATCCAAGATTAATGGCAGAAGAGGGTGATGTAATTATCGAGGGAAGGTTTGGTAATACTATACGATTGGGCAGTGATAGGGAAATGAATGAGGAGCATGGCCTTGATGGTTCTAAAATAACCTTACATACAGGTTTACAAAGGGAAATTCTTTATAAAGGTAGTAGTGTAAAACCAGAGAAAGAAGAATTTTCAATAGACCAGAGTTCTACGATAACTCTTGGGAGTATGACTAAACAAATTATACCTAAAGCATTTACACCACAAGTAGATAATTTTGATAAATATTCAATGTCCGAAATATTTATAAATAGTAATCAAATTATATTGAATTCAAAAAATAATGGGAACATAGGAATATTAAGTAGTGGTAACATTTCTATTGGAGCTCGTGGTGAAACCGTAATAGAATCACCAGATAATGGTAATATAAAATTTGGTGGGGAAGATGCAACAGAACCAGCAGTACTTGGTAAAGAATTAAAAAAGGTACTTGATATACTTTTAAAGGCTGAGATTCAAAAGAATACTGCAACCATTGGTAAAAATGCAGCAGAGATTGTAGTTAAAACTGCAATTCCAGATATGGTAGCAGTAGGTAAATTAACTAAAGAGAACATAAAGTTACAAGAACTAAATACCGAAATGACACAGATGATAGCAGCCGGCCCATATTTAAGTAAAATTGTAAAAACAAAGTAATAGGAGTTACTATGAATAAACAACAACTTGTAAAAATTATTGAACAAGCGGTTAGACGAGAAGTAAAAAAACAAGTGAACGAGATACTTATTAAGGAACAACGCACTTCAGCGGTATCTTCAAAAAAATCTAAACGTATTGTTAGAAAAAAACCTGTTAAGAAGGAAGTAAAATATTCATCTAATGGAATTTTAAATAAGGTTTTAAATGAAACCGTTGGTGGAATTGGAGGAAACGGGGAATTTGATGAATATCCAACGGTAGGTGGTGGAACATTTGATTCCACAAGAATGACTGAATTGTTAGGATATGGGGCAGATAATAAAGAAGTTCAAAGAGAAGTTGGAGCAGTACAAACTTTAAAAGATGCTGGTGTAACTTCCGACCAGATTCCTGAAGATGTTGTGAGTGCTATGACACGAGATTATAGTGATTTAATGAAAGTGATAAACAAAAAAGGTAAATAATGGCATCCATTAGAGAGATTAATGAAAATGACGATGTATTTGTAGGAGTCACATTACCATTACAAAGTGGTAAAACTGGTCATTTTAATCAGTCTAAAACGATTAAAGAACAAGTATACAGTAATATGAAAAATCTTATATTGACTGCCAAAGGTGAACGTTTAGGTCAACCTGAGTTTGGATGTAATGTAAATAGGATTATATTTGAACCAATTTCCGAGTCTACTACAGGTAGTATTGAAGAGTCAGTTAGAGATGCTGTATCAACTTGGCTATCGTATGTAACTCTTCAAAATGTATATGTTTCTTTAGATGAACAGGATAATAATAAAATAGTATTGTCAGTTGAGTATTCGATAGATTTTGAAGATGAAGATTCTTTCGACGCTATAACCTTTAATTTTAATGTAGGAATATAAAATGCCAGATTACGGAACAAATAAAAAATCAATTTCAAAAGAAGTAAGATATCTCGGTAGAGATTTTACTTCTATTAGACAAAACCTTATAGAATTTGCTAAATCATATTTTCCAAATACATATAATGACTTCAACGAAGCGTCTCCTGGTATGATGTTTATCGAGATGGCAGCATATGTGGGTGATGTTCTTTCATATTATGTTGATAATCAATTTAGAGAATCATTGTTACATGCAGCAGAGGAAAAGAAAAATATTTATAAGATTGCACAATCACTTGGATATAAACCAAAAGTTTCACACCCATCAACTGCAATTTGTGAATTTACAATTGAAGTTCCAGCAACTACTTCAGATGATACTAACTATAGACCCGACTTAGATTACGCACCAATATTGGATGGTAATAGTTTATTTGGAGCATCAAATGGTAGTGAATTTAGATTGATGGATGATGTTAATTTTGCAGTATCTTCTTCTCTTGATAGAATGGATGTTGCAATATCAAAATTCTCTGGAAACGTACCAACATATTATAGTCTTACAAAAACAGGTCAAGTAGAATCTGGTAAAAGATATTCTGAAGATTTTACTTTTGGTGCAGCTCAAAAATTTAATACAGCCGTTTTAAGTGATAGTCAAGTTATAGAGATTGTATCGATTACCGATTCAGATGGAAATAAATGGTATGAAGTTCCTTTCTTGGCACAAGATACTATATTTGAATCAGTTGCCAACACTTCTGATAATGATCCTGAATTATCATCTTTTTCAAACGATACACCTTATTTATTAAAATTAATAAAGACTTCTCGAAGATTTACAACTTATATTAGACCAGATGGTAAAACAGAATTAAGATTTGGTGCAGGTGTTTCAGATAATCCTGATGAAGAGATTATTCCGAATCCTGACAATGTTGGTTCATCCTTGGCAACAGGGTTATCTAAACTTGATACTTCATATGACCCGAGTAATTTTTTGAAAACTCGTACTTTTGGTTTATCCCCAAGTAATACAACTTTAACAGTAATTTATACTTTTGGTGGTTCGGTTGAAGAGAATGTTTTGAGTGGTGAGATAAACGCAAAACGAAATATATCTTGGACACTTAACGAAACTGGTTTAACTACATCTGATGTAGATGATATGAAAAAAAGTTTATCAGTTACTAATGCAAGTCCTGCTACTGGAGGATCTGAAGGTGAAACAGATCAAGAGATTAAAGAAAATGCATTGGCATATTTTAATACTCAAAATCGAGCAGTAACCAAAGAAGATTATATCACAAGAGTTTATTCATTACCACAAAAGTTTGGGAATATATCTAAAGCGTATATAGTTCAAGATGAGTCTCTTTCTAATATACAAGTCATATCTGCAGATGGTCAAACAACATCAAATGAAGTAAGTAAGATACCAAATCCGTTGGCAATGAATTTGTATATGTTGGGATTTGATAGAAATAAAAATTTAGTAAGATTATTTAATTGTGTAGAGGCGGTGAAGGAACATTTTAATATTGAGAAATGGCAATTTAACCAATCGATTGTTACGAGCGATATAGCATATAAAATTTCTTTAGTGGATGGTGTAGCAAGTATTGTTCCACCTGCAGAAGATAATCCTAAAACCTCTATGATACTTATTGAAAATAAATGGAGATATTCAGAGGGATATTCTGGTTATGTTTACGATATAAATTCAGCAACCAAAGATGGAATTATTTATCCATCATTAGATCCAAGTATATTCGAAGTTAAATTCCCAAATTCAGATATACAAGGTAGAGTAGTAGGAGATATTTAATGTTTTATTTTGAATACCCAACCGTAGATACTACACTATATCAAGCAACACCAAGTTCCTCAACGAATACTGGTCTTGATGAGATTTTAGAAGTACGAAAAGATGTGAATGATAGTGGTACTAAAATTGATGTATCGAGAATTTTAATTAAGTTTAGTTATGATTATATTTCTCAATCTATTCAAGATAGTATTATACCAAGTACTGCAAAATATTATTTAAATCTATATGATGCAAGTTCACAAGAATTAGCAGTTGAACAAACTTTATATACTTATATTGTTAGTCAAAGTTGGAGTGGTGGAACTGGATTTTATAGTAAGGATCCGGCAGGAGAAGATGGAGCAAGTTGGAAGTATAGTGATAATTCAACTACAAAAACACAATGGGTAAGTGGAAGTGATACTCAAGGTGGGACTTGGTTTACTGGAAGTATAGGTGGTACTGCAGCTGAATATAGTGTTAGTGGTTCACAATCTTTAATATATGAAACTCAAGATATAAGAATGGATATAACTGATTTGGTAAAAAGTCATATTTATTCAAGTTCTGTATATCCTAATAATGGGTTTATTGTTAAACGACAAAATTTACCTACAAGTGAAAGTGCACATACTGTATTTGATCCTTCATTATCAAGTGGTTCTGCAGAATATGATACATCACATTATGGACAATTAAAATTTTTCTCAAGAGAAACCAATACAATCTACTCACCAAAATTAGAAGTAGAGTGGGATGATTCAAGTTTTTCAACTGGGTCAACTTGGATGGCACCCGTTTCCGCATCTGAAATAGATCAATTAACAGTTTATTTTAAAAATTTAAGGCCTGATTATAGAGAGAAGTCTAAGGCAAGAATTAGATTTGTTGGTCGTGAATTATATCCAACAAGAGGATTTTCATCTACACCAGCAGCACTTACTGTTAAACATTTACCAAGTGGAAGTGGTGCAATGGGACAAGGTACTTATTATTCTGTAAAGGACGCACATACTAACGAAACAATAATACCATTTAGTACAGGTTCACTTGTTAGTTGTGATGGTTCGGGTAATTATTTTAATGTTTGGTTTGATGGATTTCAACCCGAAAGACACTATAGATTTTTAATTCAGGTTATAAGTGGTAGTGGTGCAGATCAGCAAAAAATGATATATGATGATGGATATGAATTTAAAGTTGTGAGGTCGTAATGGCTACTAATTATTTGAGTGCATCACTCCTGTCTGATACATATGGAAGTATGTTAAATGAAGATGATAGAGAAAGAGAGAGACAACTTTTATATGCTTTCGAAGCAGCACAGGTAACTGGTTCAGATATTACTTCAGAGAATTTATTAAGAAACGGTAGTGGATTGTTACTTAGTTATTCTGATATAGAAAATAATTCAACAGAGGAATATTGGCAATTAGTAAGAGTACCAAATAAAAAACCTAAAATAATAAAAAGATATTTAGCATCTGTATTAAAGGAAAAAAGATTGTTTAATGAATTTCAACAAACAACTCCCCCACCAGAACCATCAACTTTAAGTAATTTAGAAGATATATTAAAAGAAAAAATAAAAATATACGAAGAGTTAATAAAGGCAGCCACAGGAGAGGATTAAAATGCCCATACGATATGGATTATCAGAAGGAGATAGTGGAATATTAATATCTCCACAACGCGTTGGAAGCGACTTTGGACGCTCTTCTGATTATGCTATGGTTTATGTTTATGATTATAATTCGGAAGAAGAGAAGTTATTATCTATCAATGTTGTTCCTGCTTCATCCTT